ATTATAGGACCAGTTTCCAGAAATTGCTTGATCAAAGAATTTCTGCATAACTGCAACAATATTAATATACCCAATATTGTTAGGCATATCCCACAAAAGCGTATAGTTATTTTTAAGAGTTCCATACTGGGGAACAATTTGTTTAAGTGGTCCCTTTTTACTTTTTTTAACTGACAAGAATCCCCTGGGTGGTTCAATTCCATTTGTTGCATTTGACACAACGGAACTGCTCTCCGATGGCATTTGTGCGGACAATGTTGAATGTCGTAAACCATATGCCTGAATGTTGGCACGTAAAGTTTCCCAATCATGTTGATATGGAATGGAGGAAAGTTCGTCTACATCTTTCTTGTAGGTGTCAATTGGAAGAATTCCCTGTGAATATTTAGTTTTGTTAAAATATTTACATGCCCCTTTCTCTTTAGCAATTTGGTTAGATGACTTCAAAAGAAAATATTGGAATGATTCAGAAAGACCATGAACAGCATCCCATGCCTCCTGTGAGTCATACTTATACCCAAGTTTAGCAAGATAGTGTGCAAGACCAATAAAACCTATTCCAAGAGACCTACGTGCCTTGGTTGAGATCTCTGCTGCTTCAACTGGATAGTTTTGATAATCAATCAGTTCCTCCAGTCCTCTAACTGAAAGATCACAAAGTTCTTCAAACTCTTCATCAGATTTTACTTTACCTACATTAATTGCAGAAAGAATACACAAAGCAATTTCACCTTCAGGATCATCAATGTGTTGCAGAGGAGCAGTAGGAAGTGTAATTTCCTGACAATTATGGACCAGAATATCATTTGCGAAGAAGTTATGTGTTCCTTCTACAGTAATATCATAGACTGGGATTTCTTCTTCAAGATATTCAATCTTTAGCATTTTTTTCTCCTGTTTTGTTCTAAAAGTTGTTTAGCAAGTGTTCTTTGAGTTTCGTCTCTATAATAAGGATTATACACCAATCCAGTTTGTTCTTCAATAGATTTATAAAAGTTTTTATGTTTCCCACCAAATCTATTTTTAGAAAAATGTTTTGGAAACTTAATATTCAATTCATTAATAGCAAACTCAACTATTCTTTGTCTTCCACCAATAAATCCATATTTTTTAGCAAACTTTACACCTACTTCTATAAGTTCCTCATCAGTGTATCCAGAATAGTTTGGATTATTATAACCAGTAGTTCTTATGGAAATACCATTTCTCCACTCTTCCTGAACCTCCTGTGAGCATCTTGGAAGCATCCATCCACCAGTTCCTCCTGAAGTGGCATTATAACCTTTAGTATCACTTTCAAAGAGTTTAATGAAGTGAGTTTCCTTTTCATTAATAAAGTTTTCATCTTCAGTTTGGTAAGTTTCAATCACAGATAAGTCCCAACAATTTTCCCCATATTTTCTAATAGAAGAATGAAATCTAAATTTAGAACCATTTCTTGCTGATGATAAATGACGATTCCAACGATGTTCTAATGAGTATTCAGTTTTTCCTATGTAAGATTTTCCGTTATTTTTATTGGTAATTTTATAAACAATATATGTTTTCATTATAGGAAGTGTAATCTCATAACTATTTATAAGATATGGAAATTACACTTCCTATCATATTAGTTGATTACCAATTCATCAGTTTCGGTTAGGTCTTTTGCCATCACATACCCACGATTTTTTGTGAATACTTTATGTTCTGGTGTAACTACGATACTCTTACCACTTTCTTCATCAGTAATTTTCATTACCTTTGCTTTTGGTGATGTTTCGGCAAATGCTGTAATAGGTGCCCATTCTTGTTGATTAGTTTCTGTATTATAAGAAAGAACTTCTATTTGAGGAACATCCTCACAAGGATCATTATCACTTACTTTATAAGACATAACTCCAATTTCTCTGGAACTAATATATTCATCCAGATCTCCAATCTCAATTTCTTCTTCATAAACTTTCCAATCATAAATCTCTCCAATATCATCATATATTGCTTTTGGGTATTTGATTTTAATCTTTGTATCACCAGCAACACAAAGATTACTCATCTCAACCTTATCCATGAAGGAAGAGTGAGAATTACAATGATCGATATTCATAATGTAAATACGACCAGTTTCTGCACGTTCCTTCAGGAGGTCCAGAAAGAGTTCTTGAGCACCGATAGTTTTTCTTGGAATAGACTCATCTCGTTCATAACGAACATATAACTCGTCAAATCTATCAGTGCCAAAAGCATCATACAAACCAGGAACAGAGTGCGGAGAGAAGAGTGAGATCTCTTCGTTGCGGATGAATCGTTCATAGAACAGTTTGCTAATTTGGATACTGTAGTCTAACTTGCGAACACGATTATCTTCGGTTCCTTTGTTATTTTTTAATACAAGAATATCCTCTATTTCTTGATGCCAGATAGGAAAGTGGACTGTAGCAGAACCACCTCTGATGCCGTTTTGTGTACAGCATCGCACAGTTGCTTCAAACTTTTTAAGGAAGGGGACCACACCTGTGTGTTGTACCTCTCCACCTCTAATTTTACTGTTGATGCCACGGATTCGACCTGCGTTGATGCCGATTCCCGCCCTTTGTGCAACATATCTGCCGATAGCCATATCAGAACTAAAGATGCTATCGAGGGTGTCATCAACATCAACAAGCACACAGCTAGCAAATTGTCGAAGTGGAGTTCGCACTCCCGCCATGATAGGTGTGGGAATGTTGATTTTATGTTTGGAGATTGCGTTGTAGTATCTTTTGACATATTCCAATCTAATTTCTTTTGGGTACTCTGCAAAAATAGTCAAAGCAATCATAATGTACATAAATTGAGGAGTTTCATAAACTTTTCCAGAACTCCTATCTTGCACCAAATATTTATCAATCACTTGCCTGAGACCTGCATAAGTAAAAAGCATATCTCTTTCGTGATCAATAAAATGATTTACTTTATCAATTTCTTCTTTAGAATACTTTGTTAGTATTTGACTATCATAGATGTCTTTACTTGTACAAGTGATAATGTGATCATATAGATCAGAAGTACAACTAATACCACCATATAAACTTTTTCTTAGAGAAAACAAAAGCAATCTTGCTGCAACATATTGATAATTTGGATGTTCCAAATCAATCAAATCAGATGCACTACGAATAAGAATCTCTTGAATTTCTGCAGTTGTAATTCCATCATAGAACTGAATTCCAGATTGCATTTCAACTTGAGATGCAGAAACCCCTGCAAGATTTTTACAAGATTCTTCTACCATTAAATGCATTTTATCAAGATCAAGTGACTCAATAGAACCATTTCTTTTTTTAACTTTTAATCCGTTGCTCATACTCGTTTCCAACTAATAAGTTTTGCTTTTGCTTCTAAACCAGAATATCTGTTTGATTTTAACATACTATTAACGTCAAGTCCAGAGAGAACCATATCATTAATATCCTTTTCATTGACATTTGATGGCCATATCACAATAGATAATTTGAGGTCTATTGCTTTTTCCATTCTTTCCACAATTTGTTTATTTCTCTTTTCATTATCATAAACAATTACAAAATCAACATTAAAATTACTTATTAAAAACATCTTATCAATATCAGCACCAACCATAGCAATAGCATTATCAATAAACATACTATCAATTGGACCCTCTGTGATATAAACAGTTTTGTTCCAATCTACATTATCAAGACCATAAATCTTTGGTTGATTTTCATCTAAAATAATTGTAATGTATTTAATTTTAGAATTTTTATTTAAACTACGACCTTGAAACCCTATGATTTCCCTATTGTTTATGAGAGGAATGATGATTCTTGGTTCATCTTGATCTATAGATTCAAAAGTATATTTTTGCTCATTTGTCCATTTCTTAAAATTCTCACAATAATATAATTGATTTAAGAATTTATCTGGAATTTTTCTATCCTGTAAATAGACTTTTGCTGGATGCTCAGTATTTAGTTCTGCTATAGTTGGTAGATTTATCTTATGTTTTTTTTCAAAAACAGTTTTTTCAAATTGAAAATTTGGATTTGGAGTGTTGGAATTTTTGCCCGTAATACCACTCTTATACCTTTCCATCACATACTGATCGTATAAGACAACATCAAAATCTTTTAAAAAATTTGTGAATGTTCTTGAAATCCCACAATTATGACACTTATAATTATGGTCATTTTTTAATTTATAAATGTATCCTCTTGCTTTACTTTTGTGTCGTTGAGAATCTCCGCAATAAGGACATCTAAAATTATAAAGACCAGTTTTTACTTGTTTAAATTTTTGCAATCTGGAAGAAACAAGTCCAACATATTTGGAATCAATTAAACTCATTACAAAAAGAATATTACTTCATTCTCTCTATTCTACTTGGTTCTTGTTGTGGTGTCAAGAAGGAAAGAACTGGTGGAGCAAATTTGATAATGATTGCAACAACTGCCAAACCACCCAGTATTTGCCATCTAAATTTTGAAATTCCTTCTACCTTTTCTTCTACTTTTTCTATTCTTTCCCCAAGTTCTCTACTAATTGCTTCGTGTTGTTGTTTTGAAGATTCTTTAATATCCTCAATCATTTTAACAATAATATTGTCTGTTCTATTGCACTGCTCAATCTTTTCATTATGGACAGCTAACATTTGACTAATATTTTGACTTGTCTCACCAATCTTTTGAATTGCGGTATCAATTCGTTCCATCATCTGTTCATAAACATTAATACGCTCTTCGAGTAAAGCTATTTTTGTTTCTGTTGATGATGGGTTAAACATTGTCCTAATTATTGTAGAGGTTTTCTTCTTTGCATTTTCGCAAGATCTTTAAAGAATGGATTCCAATATCTTTTTCTGCCCTTTCTTAAATCAACAGGAGGTTGGTCTGGGGGAAGTCCCGCAATATTAACAGGTCCATTTGGGTTATTTGTAGAATTAGCAATCACAGGAGATGCTCCTTCCTCTTTAAGATTACGAACAATATTAATTAATCTATCTACTTTATCCATTAGACCACATTTAATTGCTTTAGGAAATCTATATCTATTGGTATATTATGAACTTCAGTTTTTGGATATTCCGGAAGTCTTCCCAAGTAAATAATAAATGTTTTAATGATGCTCCAAAATTGACTATCAATTTTATAAAATAATAATGGTGTTGTAGCATCACCAAAAACATTATAAAGAATTATAAAATGATTAATTAATAAATGAATATTCAATGACCCAGATGATTTATATTTTTTCAACAATCTATTAATCCAATTAAATCTTTTCAAATCCTCATAAAAATCATCTTGGGTCAGTGATTGTGGATTATCATAATGTTTAATAGCAAACATTAAATAATTGTCTTCATTCAACTCATCAAATCTCATATATCAATTACGCATAAGTAAGTCTTGCTGTATCAGATGTCTTCGCAGCACCAGCAGCAGTAGTAATGTTAACTCTATAGTAGTAACCATTAGGTCTGTTGGCAGTTGTAGTTGTTGCCGCAATACCAAGAGTTGCTGTAGTTGGGTTGGTGTAAATAAGACCACCAAGCAATCCAGTAGTAACATTGGTAAATGCTGCTCCAACAGCAGTTGAGAACTGCCACTGATAAGAAAGTGCTGCAGAATCATTTGCTGCTGCAGTAACTGCGAATGTAGTTGCAACAGTTGTAGCAATTCCAACTCTATTTGATGGTTGAGCACTAATCGTAATGTAATTGTCTGCATATACTGCATCATCATCAGCATCACCAGTTGCTGTGTATGTTCCTAATCCAGAAGTGCTAATTCCAGACATTGCAACCAACACTTCGGTCTTAACTCTAAGATTTCCGTGAGTATCAATGTATGTATGAACTCCTACCCAACCTGCGTGTGCAGCAGCATACTGTGACCCACTTTGAGTAGCAGCAGTTTGCTCAAACTCATCAACACCATATACTCTATTAGTTGATGCAGAATTGCCAGTTCCAGTTATAGTAGCAAAGTTTGTATCTTCTAAAGTATAAACTGGTTTTTGAGATATTGAATACGCAATTCCAGCAATAGCAGCACCACTTAAATATTGAGTTGTTGCAATTGAAATTTGAGTCTCTGAAGTAATTCCAGAAATTACCGCATTTCCAAAAGTTCCTCCAGCACCGATGGTAATTACTGCACCAGTAGTGACACCTACTGCTCTAAATGATGTTCCAGCACCAGTAATTGTTTTATTTGTATAGTTGACAGTAACTGTTCCTGGTGAAAATACACCGTCTGCCTTACCCCAAAGTGCCATGTCTTTTTTTCCGTAAGTTTTTCCTAATTTTATTTATAAAAATGGGGGAGTGCGAAACTCCCCCAAAATAAAAATTTTATTATTCAAGGAGTTAAATCCTTAGCACCCTTATTTTTCAGTTGTCCTTGGACTTGTAAAAGAATGAGTGAAAGAATGCCGTTTGATTTTACCTTTGGGTTTGCTCCAAGTGCTTCCGAAACTGCAAAAAGAACAGTTGCGATAAGAGCCTGATTTGCTAAACACCAAGCGATTACTGCTGACATAATAACTCCTCCATAATGGTCTTCAACTATTTATCAACAATTCCACTTTCTTAAGGAAAGTGCTTTTCTTGTTGGTCTTCCTTTTTCATCTTTCATAGGACCAGGCATTCCCCCCATACGAGCACAAAA